GATTATTTCCCACTAAATAAATGGTTACCATATTCATTATTAGGTGTTATATTAGGTAATAATTTAAATAATAATAAAAATTTTACTAAGAAAATTAATAATATAATAGATAATAATACATTATTAACTTTAATTTGTAAATTAGGTTCTAATACTATTCCTATTTATATATCACATTTTGTTATATTTTATTTATTTTTTGTTTTTAATTAATTATATATAACTATTTAAAAACATTTTACTATATGATATATAATGAAATATTCAGTACCCTCACAACTCACATATAGAATGACTAAATTATGGAAAGATTCACCCTCAAACAGACCAGAAAGACACACATTAGACTTTGCAGAACGAAAGGAAATAGTTATTGATGTAGTGAATGAATTGATTGAAAAACTGATATTACTTTATGATAAAATGATTAGTCATCCTATTAATGATCCTTCTATTTGTAAGGCTCATAAAAGGAAGGAAGAAGGAGTTAAATTTATGAACGGTATAGGATGGAATAATTATATAAGTAGTGTAACATATCTTAAAGACCTTTATTTAAAATTTATAGATTTTACTAACAACACAGCCGAAGATTATCAATCAAACGAAGAGTGGTATTTTATTGACTCTTATATTAGACATTTTATAAATTGGAATTATAAACCAACCAGATTTATTAATAACCTTAAAACCGAAATTAAACGGATGGAATATTATATATACTTACATGATAATAATCTAATAGTTGTTGGATGAATTAATTATTTATTTTTTTTTATTATTTTTATTTAAACATTTCTCATTATGATATTTAATGAAAGATTATTTGACTATATTGAAGACTAAAGCCCAGATATTAAAAGTATGTATGGATAAGATAGATTCTATTGTAAAATTGCAACAAGAAATAATAACAGATAATCCATATATTCTTGAGATATTATTACACGAAGAGGTTTATATAGAGGAAGATAGAGTGGAAGATATTAGATTTTTAGTTATGTACCATTTAGATATTTCAAGACGATTTAGAAAGAAGATAGAACAGGTTGGAATTAAGTATGGAAACATATTAGAAGGTGTATTAGAATATATTACCTTTATAGAAGGTGGAATTAAAGAACTATTGAACGACATGGAATATTTCGAGTATTGTAGCCAGAGATTTAATCTTATTAAGGAAATCTACTTATAGTTGAATTAGAATTTTGTCCGCATTACGGCGGTTATTTGTCCGCATTACGGCGGTTATTTTTTTGAATTTGTTTTGAATTTGTATTTGTTTTTTATTGGGATTTACACCTCAAAAAAAGATTAAAGGTATTTTAGGGATAATTATTAATAAAGTGTTTTGAATTTGTTGGGGTTTATGGTGTGTTTTTAAAATCTTGTATCAAAGTCCATAATGTCTATAATACAACACATCGCACTTTGATACAAGATTAGCGGATATGGTGGCGATTGTTATTAATTTTATTTTATTTTTTATGAATTCGCACCTATTTCTTATTATATTTTTTTTTGTTTGTGGTTGCATTATCACGATTATAATGTGATCCTAATGGTTGCGATTATATTGTAGTAAAGAAAAGTCTAATTAGTCAATTACAATATTCTAATTAAATAACTTCGCATAGGGCGGATATATGTCGGCGGATATAGCTGTAATTCATCACGATTTTTTCATGATAGGTTACTAAAAATATTTAATAGTTTTTTTAATAGTAATTTTTAATTCGCATCGTTTTTAACTTAATTCGTATTAGTTTATACACGATTTAATTGGTTTTAATTGATTTTAATTGAGTTTAATTAGATTCGTATTAGATTACGAACAAGACTTTTTGATATAAATGGTTAAGATTTTCACGATTGAATACTATTTTTATTGTGTGTTATAAACTGCAAAGTAAGTACAAATGAATTTAATTAAAAGTATGGAATTAGATTTGTTATTTAATTGGTAGATTTATTATTTAATTTGATTATTTCAAGTCCATTTATGAATACAGTATTATTAAATCAATATCGCATTCACGAGAAAATCCTTAATACTCCAATTAGAAAATCCTTAATAAGCGGATAAAGACAAAGTAATTTTACGGAAAGCTAAAAAATATAATGAAAATGAGAATAATACACATTAATCGTGATTACATAGAAATATTGTTATAATTGTTATAAACTATCTATTAAATCGATGTATTCACAAATGGGATCAATAAAAAAGTATATTCAAACATGGATGAGAGCCATTAAAATATTAAAATGAGTTGCACCCTGAAGTCCAAAAAAAAATATGTAAAGGATTATGAAGTAGATTAAGGATTTATTTTTTTATTGTCTATAAGAATATGGTAAGGGTTTTAAATCTTGTATCAAAGTCCATAGGGTCTATAATACAACACATCGCACTTTGATACAAGATTTTCGTTTATGGTCTTAATCATTATGAATAAAAAAAATATAAAATAAAAAATAGCGGTATTGCCTTATAAATCTTTTTTTGGGTACTAATAGAATGACTGAAAAGTATGATTAGAATGGCTGAAAAGTATGATTAGAAGTAAAAGTATTTAATTAAAAGGGTGTGGTTATATAACCTTAATTTGTAGTCGTGGTATGTTCGCAAGTGCAATATTCCGTTCAATAGATAGTTTATTTAACATATCTCTATCTGTAAGTTGTAGTGATTTAATATGAAATTCCTTAATGATTTGTTTCCGTTGTGTTAGTTCATGTTCTTTATTGTATGTTTTTTTTGTCTGTATGTTTTTAGCAATAGTCATTTTTCGTTTAGGTGCGATGTAATCACTCTTAACAAAATCCTCGTGATATTTAAATGTCCTACTAACAAATACTACCCTATCATCCAGAACCTTCCAAGTTGTATTTTCTCGTGTCTTTTCATTATATCTAACTATAAAGTGTGTTGGTGGGTTAGTGATAGTCGTTGGTTTAGGTAGTGAAGCAGGTGTATTAGTGTCTTCATCTATAATGATTTTATTGGTTGCCTTACTCGTTCTATTAACAAATTCCACTCTATCATTAAGAACTTTCCACTTAATATTTTCCATTCGTGATTCATTATATCTAATAATATAGTCTTGTCCGTTTTCGTTAATATAGGTTGTAAATACATCATTAACCCATACCTTTTCGTGATCCTGTCGTTTATCAGTAGTTAGTGCTTGTTTAATGAGTGCTTCAGTTGTTTCTTCTTCTTCCAAAAATTCAAATGTTTCAACCCAACTTGATTCATCTTTATCCTTGTAAATATTAAATCCATTAACAGTTTCCTTTTTCTTTGCTTTATCGGTAGTTTGCATAAATCGATATGATGAAACCATTTTAGTAACTCCTTTAGTTGTTTTCCTTTTAGAATCAAAAGCCTTTGAAAGATGAAGATTAAATGTATCCTTGAAAATAGTGTTAATAATACCCATCATATTAGTAGTTCCAAATTCCTTTTTAGCTTTGTTTTTGTTTCTATAAATTTCATCAGCAAGTAGTTTGTTAATAGACGAAGGCGAAATATCCTTATACATACTAATCAAACTCTCAATCTCGGTAGTGGTGAATGTTCTATTAATATCGATAATTCGTTGTTTATCATCATAAAGTTTAAGGTGTTTAAAAATATTCAAAATAACTTCATATAGTTTTTTATCCTGATTTTTCCTCATTTCAATAACATTTCCAGAATTGATTTCTGTATCAACCTTTACGACATGATTATCGTTAATAACTAATTCATTAATAATATTCTTACTCAAACACCTTTTAAAGTTTAGGATGTGCCTACTTTGCCTTTCTTTACCCCTATTACATAGATTAGTATCATAGTATTTAATAATTACATCTTCATCCAGACCAGTTTTTATTTCATTATTAATATAACTGTATTTTTTGTATTGATTCCATTCATCAACACTAATATCTTCTTCCGCTTCTCGTTTAGCTGTGATCTCGTTAAATTTCCATTCTGTAATTTCTTCTATATCTGCAAATTTAAATGTATCTTTCGGCTCTAATTTAACCCAATTTTCAACATCATCAACCGCTCCTGTATATGTAACTTTGTCGTATTCCATGAAATATTTCATTACTTCAGGTAAAAAGCAGTCATTATTGTTTCGTTCTTGGGTGTTCCTGTAATAAACATTTTCCAAAAATTCAATATCTTTAATCTGTTCGATAGAATACAACCCATCATTACTAAACAACTCATTAACAAATCGCTTTTGCTGTTTCTTAATAATATTAATATCAGTAGGTTTTCCCCTCCAATTAATAAGGTGTTTAGCGTGTGAAATACAAACAATCATTTCTTTATCCTTGAAATCTCTAATTCTACGACTGGCTTGGATTAAATCTCTTGCAAGTGGATTATTATAGCTTCCAATATACAAAAATAACTTATCAAACTGACTATTAACTCCTTCAGTATAATCATATGAAATCCCAGCCGTAATGGTAGGTGAATACATTAGAATATCGATTTTGTCCCATTCCTTATTAACATCTGTACCATTTTCCAATTTATTACTTGAATTATAAAACTTAATCACTTTATCTGGATATTTCGCTACAATCGTCTTATGAATTCGACACAATAGATCATTAGACCCAGAACAAACCGCAATCTTTTTATCATCCCCAACAGATTTCATGATACTTGCGATGAGAATATCCTTTTGAGATTTAATTTTATCATCTACTTTATATGATTCACAAGTCTTATATGTTCTATTAGGTTCTCTATAGTCGTTTTCAATATAGGTAATTGATTCATCCTCAAGCCCCTTAATTTTCATACAATCCTTAATAAAATTGGTTGATTTACTTCCAAAATAAGCATCCATCGCAATAAATCCTTTACAATTCTTAATGATTTTGGTTAGTTTAGAGTTATTCATCATAGGTTCGTTTTGAAGGTTCATTTTATCGCAAAGATTACTATTAAGGGTTTCGCTCTCATCATAAAAGACATAATCATATTTAGTTCCTGCGTGTTTCATACTCTCAATAGAACATAGTAATTTTTGAGCGGTTGATCTCAAGTGCATAGTGTCTTTATCCTGATAATTAATAAATCCAAGAGGTTTTAGAGAGGCATAGAGAGCATTACCGAACGAGATTTTACAAGAAACAAACAAGATAGAATAGTCACCATTTAGAATCTCATACACTCCTTTTGTTTTACCTGAACCCATAGGGGATTTAATACAAGTAAATTTATTATTCATAATCTCTTCTACCAGATTACATCCATTAGAAATATACTTTTGATTAATTTTAGTATGGTTTTTAAAAGTGTCCTCCTTAATAGTGTAAATATCAATCATTTTATTACTTTTTAGCTCAATTTTAGGATTGAATATATTTCCATAATCAGTAAGGCGTTTA